AATTGGCCGAAAAGAAGAAATAGAAAGAGTTATTCATATATTATCTCGAAGAACTAAAAATAACCCAGTTTTAATAGGAGATCCCGGTGTTGGTAAAACTGCTATTGCAGAAGGTTTAGCATTTAAAATTGTTAATAATGACGTGCCTGACTTTTTAAAAGAGTACAATGTTTATAATCTAGACATTGGTAGTATGCTTGCTGGTTCAAAATACCGCGGTGACTTTGAAGAACGCTTTAAATTAGTATTAGCAGCATTAAAGAAAAAAGGCAAAACCATTATGTTCATCGATGAAGCGCACATGATCAGTGGTGCTGGAGCAGCAGGAGGTAATAGTGCCAATGACATGGCAAATATGCTTAAACCTGCACTAGCAAAAGGCAACATAAAAGTGATTGCAAGTACAACTTGGGAAGAATACCGCAAGTATTTTGAAAAAGATCGTGCGCTAATGCGCAGATTCCAACGTGTTGGTATTGACGAACCTAATAGAGAAAACACTATTAAGATTCTTGAAGGTTTAAAAAAGTATTACGAAGAATATCACGGAACAGAAATTACAAGTGAAGCAATTGAATCAGCAGTTGATTTAAGTATCAAGTACCAAACTGATAAAAAACTGCCTGATAAAGCAATTGACTTAATTGATGTTGCATGTTCAAGATTTAAAGTTCGTAATCAAACTGAAAACAAAATTGTAAACAAAGATAGTATTCAGTTTGAACTAGCAAAAATGATTAAATTGCCTGAAGAGCAAGTTAAAGAACGTGAAAGCGATAATCTAGTAAACTTGCCTAAAAACTTAAAAGCGAAAGTTTACGGACAAGACGATGCAATTGACACTATTGTAGATAAAATCTTAGTTGCACAAGCAGGGTTGAAAGACGAGAACAAACCTATCGGTAGTTATGTGTTTATGGGGCCAACAGGCGTTGGTAAAACAGAACTAAGTAAACAACTTGCAGAAAATCTTGGAGTTAAACTTGTAAGATTTGATATGAGTGAATATCAAGAAAAACACAGCGTAAGCAAATTAATCGGTTCTCCTCCAGGTTATGTAGGACATGAAGAAACAGATGGCTTGCTAATTGAAAAATTACAAGAAAATCCTAATTGTGTTCTTTTGTTAGACGAAATTGAAAAAGCTCATCCTGATGTAAGTAGTATTTTGCTACAAATTATGGACAATGGCAAAATTACAGGTAGTCATGGTAAAGAAGCAGATGCACGTAATTGTATCCTTATTTTAACCACTAACTTAGGTGCTAAAGAATCAGAAAAAAATGCAATAGGATTCAACGATAGCTTCGAAGTTGATTACGAAGATAAAGAATTAAAAAAATATTTTGCTCCAGAGTTTAGAAACAGATTAGACGGAGTAGTAACATTTGGCAAGTTGAGTAAGCCTGTTATGTTTAAAATTGTAGGTAAGTTTTTAGTTGAATTGAAAGAAAAAACAAAACAGAAAAACATAGATATTACAATTACAGACGAAGGTTTGGATTATCTTGTAGATAAAGGTTTTGATCCTAAAATGGGTGCAAGACCATTGCAGCGTGTTATAGACAACGACATTAAGAAACCGTTAAGTAAACTTATGTTATTTGGTGATTTAAAAAACGGTGGCAAAGTGCAAGTCGATGTTAAAGATGACGCTATAGTGTTGGAAGTTCTTAACGATGTCGTTGAAACTGCGTGAAACTACCAAGTTACATTATAACAAGTATTTTTATAAAGTAGTGTTTTATAATCAAATGACGCACTACTTTAGAACAGAAATGCAAAAAAATGGTAAACTTACATGGTTAAAAGAGACACTTGATCAAATAAATCAAAATTACAAGTATGGTCAAACATATGTAGAAGCACCAAACAGATGGGTAGACAAAATCAATATACAACATTACTTTGATGCTATTGACCTTTATAGACTACTAATGAAAAACGACGATTATAAAGTACGTTGTGAGCGTAATTTCCTTCATATCTATACAAACGACAGAGATTTTTGCAAGGATTTGATTAACAAAACAAAAAACGCTGTTGAGTTTTGGGAACCCAATATTGAAAACATTTCAGTACTAACATCTCAAGAAAATATCGTAATTGTAAACAAAGAACCAAAGTACAAATACAAATTGTATTTAGGAAAAAATAAAGGCATACCTGCATTAGCATCTTGGATTAACAAAAATCCTGAACTAGGACGTATGGGAGAAATTGCAAAAGAAGGATGTTTAAATCAAGGATGGGTTAAAGGTTTTTACTTTTTTGTAAAAGACGAAAAAGCCATGCTTATAGCCCAAATGATGGTTGGTGACAACATTACAAGAGTCGAGAAACTTGTCTATAATAATACTTAGATAAATACAATATGGCAAGCAGTAGTGAAATAATAATTAGTGATCAAACACATCCTGGGGATAGTAGCACAGAAACTATTACAGGTGACAAATTCAAAGGCGACGGATACTATAGTAGATCCGACGGACTTCATAGTGTTCAATATAGTGTAAATGGATTTATAGGTAATATTGTTATGCAAGCAACATTAGCTACAAATCCTGGTGCAGATGATTGGTTTACATTATCTGACACAGAACACGAAAGCACAGCAACTGAAACTGATAATAGTGACGGTAGTTTTATTAAAAATTTTACTGGCAACTATGTCTGGGTTAGAGCATATGTTAGTGCATGGACAGACGGAACCGTTTCGAGTGTGACATTAAATCATTAAGGAGTTGATATGAGTAATTTTGTAACAATTATTTTTGACAAAAAAGAAACAATTGACCCTTATGATATTTTAGAATCAGTAAACAACTACTCGCCAATTTTAACAGAAAATGAATTTGAAGCAAGTATGTACGAATTAGACGAAAACGTATGTATTGAAATTGCTATAAACGAAATTACAGAAAACACTGCTCAGGACATTGCTATGAAAATATTTGATTTAGGATTTGAAAACTTTGATTTAGAACTTACCGAAAGTGTATTAACTGAACGTACTCTACGCAGAGGAGACAAAGGAGAAGATGTTAAGGTTCTACAACAACAATTGTTAGACTTAGGCTTTGACCCTAATGGAGTTGACGGTATTTTTGGACCAGGCACAGAACGTGCGTTAAAAGCCTTTCAACAACGTGCAGGAATAACGGTAGATGGACTAGCTGGCGGGCAAACACAAGCTGCTATTAGTGCAGAAGCTGCTCCAAGAAATGCAGGTAAAGAACGTAAAGGCGGTGAATGGGAAAATGTAGAAGGTACACCAGGTAATCCTAAGGAAGTAAGCAGATTAAGAGTAGGACGCTTAAGAGATTATGTTTTTGATTATACTCCTGAAAATTGGAAAAGATTACGTCGAACTCATGAAGCAGTTACTATAAGTAATTTTGGAAATAGAAACAATCCGGTTATATTAATGCCACGATTACCGATGAATGGACAACCTCCTACTAATCCAGATGGTCCTTTGTATACAAATCAAGGTATTAGATTAGATACTCCTGCACAACAATCAGATGAACCAGACTTTATAAGAACAGCACGAGCGGCAATTGATAATGCAGATGATCCAGTTGTGTCAACTGGTACAGGTCAAGTAACAATGGATCCAGAAACAGGCGAAGTTATACCATATGGACAAGAGCCTGGCCCAAACAGCAGACCTTTTTGGCCTACAAACTATGACGGAAACGACCTTATTACAATTGGAGGCGAAGAAGCAAGAGCTATAGCAGCAAAAATTAGAGAAGCATATGATACTGATAATTACCTAGAAATGTGGCGTTTAATACATCATTACACCAGATTTTACGCTGCATTTACCGCAATGCCAGATACTTATAGGGGGATTAGAACGGGCGCTGAACGTCAAATTAGTAGTATGACTGCTGATCAAAAGCGTGAGTATGGTGTATCTCCATTAGCCACCACACTTAATGATTTATTACCACCCACAAGAGAGTCAACAATGAAAATAGATGATGTAGTTCATGAAGAAACATACAACGGTGATGAATTCCATGAAGCGTATGGCGAACTATGGTATAACGAAGATGAAGAACTTGATGAAGCAGAATACCAAGGACGCAAAGTTAAACTAGGCAAGCCAATGCGTGGCGATGTCAAAAAGTTTAAAGTATATGTGAAGAATCCTAAAGGTAATGTAGTTAAAGTTAATTTTGGTGATCCTAATATGAAGATTAAAAAATCAAACCCTGCAAGACGCAGAAGTTTCCGTGCTAGACACAACTGCGATAATCCTGGACCAAGACATAAGGCACGTTATTGGAGTTGTAGAAAATGGTAAAAATCAATGAATTTCACGATTTGCAAATAGATAAAGACAAGCCATTGTTTGCACCATTACCTTTTAATGTTGCAGAAGACTTGATGATATATATGCGCAATGATCCAATGTTTTATAGAAAAAAGTATTGGCCAGTAGTTGACCATATTGTAGCAAATAGAGAATCTAAAGAAGCTATTAATAGAAAACGTATTGAAAAACTTATAACTGATGGATTAGTAAGTTATTGTAATCAATACAAAATTCCTAATGATCCGAGAACATTATTAGATGCAAACGACAAATACGAAATGATTGCAAAAATAATTGAGGAAGAATTAGAAGAATGAGATATCAAGACTTTCGCATTGTAGAAGCAAAACAACTAGGTCGAGCATTTAATCATTTAGAAGACCTAGTTTTTTTCTATGGCAGCGAAGGCACATTAGAAGCTCTTGAGCATTTAAGAGATATAGCATCAGAAGCAGGTGCTCAAAGTATTCGTATGAAATGGGATGGTAACCCACAAATATATTGGGGCAGAGCCGAAAAAGGTGGCCCACTTGTACTAGCAGGACACAATGCTTGGGCAAAAGGTGTTGCTGCAACAAGTCAAGAAGAAGTAGCTGATTTTATTATAAACAAATCAGGAAATCCTCGTACTCCCGAAGAAATTGAAGCACGTAAAGAGTTTGGTAATAAATTTGCTAGTCTGTATGACGATTTTGATCGTGCAACACCTAATGACTTTGTTGGTTATGTATATGCAGACGGATTATTTTTAGATCCGCCACAACAAGAAAACGGTGTATACACATTTTGTCCAAACCCTAAGTCACAAACTTGCTATCATGTAAGAAGTGATAGCGATTTAGGTAAAAAAATATCTCAAGCAAAAATTATGGTAGTAGGACATGCATACTTTCCAGAGTTTGGTATGCCTGATGCACAACAAGAACCTATGCAAGACTTTAGTGCATTTGATAATAACCCTGATGTTATTGTACTAGGACCTATATACAATCAAAAACCAGTTGATGTCAACACAGGTGCAATTGAAAAAGTAGAAACTTT